CTATCGCTAGTTAAATAAAACTCACTACTTTCTACGATTGTATACCCAGTTGTTGAACTAGTCGCTTGAACTGTTAAAATTGATGGCTCTAAAGCCCTTCTTGATAGTCCAATTAATTTACCTGCATTGTCCAAGTCTTGACCTGTTGCTGTGTCTAAATCTAAACTATTAAAAACATTAAAAGCATCTTTTTGGCAATTATCTATTTCACTTGCAAACATTAAAGCAACTTGACCCATAGGCGACTCATTATCAACACTTAAGCCAACAAAATTATCACTAATAATGGTTTTAACATCGCTAATAATTGTTTCTTCTGAAACTAATTCATAACCATTTGCACCTATTTTTGACATTATTTAATCCTTTTTTTAAATATTTACTGTTGTTTCTAATGATGTATTATCATAAATAAACTTAACTGTTATTAATAATTCTTCTAACTCTTGTCGTATTCTTATATCTTCAACAGTTACACCATCTACTTTTTGAACATTTCTTAAAACTTCTGCGTATAAATCACTAGAGCTTGAATTTTGATTGAACATTACACCCTGTAAATCAAGCCCTTTAGATGTGTCTTGTGGGTCTTCCCCTGCAACTGTTTGTAAAACCTGTTTAACTGACTGTAAAGCAAACTCTAAATCACTTTTTGTATAAACAAAAGAACCGTTAACTATTTTAAGTCTGTTGTTTTCTATTATAATATCTTTCATCTATACACCTTTAAATACTTGTAGCAGTACTACTACTTGTTATTGTTCCATTTACTCCTGCAACATTTACCGTGTCGCCTAGTCTAGCTATAGGCTGTCCACCCTCTCCCAAGTTAATATTGGTTGCTTTTATGTTAACCGTGGTACTTACTACATCTATTTCACTATCTTTTAACTCTATTGTATCACTTCCACGCTTAATTAGCAAATTGTCGCCTAAATCTATTGTATCGTCTAAATCTGAAAATAAACCACCAGAGTAATAAGAGTTATCTATATCAAAAATAGTCTTATAACTTATATTAGTTGGATTTTTAAATTGCCTTGTTGATTTTGTACTAACATAAAGTAAGCCTTTATCCCCAACTGCTGGGGGTGCATAAATTAAACTAGAACCATACTTAAAAAACTTAACTGGCACATCTAAAACATTAGGAAAATCAAAGTCTTTGGTATCCTTAACTGATAATCTAACGGAAACTCTGTCTTTTCTTAATGGATTTACTGCAACAATCTCACAAGCAAAGCAAGTCTTAACACCTGCTAGCTCGCCCCTAATTAAAGTTATTAGTTCTTTTATATCTCTATTTGTTATCATGCTTTTATACCCTCAATTTGCATATTAAAATCATCTCCCATAGTGTCTAAACTATAACTAATATCTAAAACTCTAAAATTAATATCCTTAATGTTAGATAATGACCCAGCTATTAAATCCCCTGCAAAAGACTTAGTAGTGTCGCCTATGTTTATTCTAGCATATTTATTGGTAACTTTGAAAATTCTACCAATCCTTAAGTCATTATTAAACATTATTCTAAAGTTTACCTTTTGACCTACATCTGAATAGGCTGGTATAGACAAAATACCGTCAGAGGCATCAATATCTATAACATTAGTAGCACTTTTCTTCTCTTTAGCAATAATAATCTGCCCTGCTTGTTCATAATACTCAAAATCAAATAATGTTTTTAATTTATCTAGCCTTTCTTGAAGATTGCCAACTAAACTAATATTACTAACAGTAACGCCAAGCAAAGGGTTTGCATCAAAATTAACTTGATAATTAAATTTACTAGCTTGATTACTTATTAATGTAGATAAAAGGCTTGTAGGAACGCTATCAGGTTCTATCTTATTCATACCATAGCTTAAAAAGTATATATTGGTTATAATATCAGAACCAACTCTTACAACTTCAAAAAACTTCTTTTCTGCACTTATAATCTGTGAATTACCTGTATTATTCCAACCTGCATAAATATCAACTGTAAAGGCTCTTTCTTGTAAAAGCTTCCTTGTTTCTTCATTTAAACCATATACTGAAACTTTACCTTGCACATAAGCATTCTTTTGAAAGTTAGCATCTACTTTAATTCTTGGAGCTTTATCGCCGTTTTCATCTTTATCAAAATCAGATAAATAGCTTTTACCAATTTCAGGAAATTCAACCTTTAAATATCTACCAAAAAATGATGACATATTATTACTCCTCGTATATTAGATAGCCCTCTGATAAATCATTAGCTCCTCTATATGTTAAACTACTACCAAGCCCCAAATAGCTCTTACCAAATAACAAATCTGTACCATTGGTTAAATACTTACCAAATATTAAAGGCTCAGTTTCTCTTGATATATTAATATAATATAAGCCCTTGTCTTTATCTAAACCTATTTCAAAGCTTAACTCATTATCTTTTAAATTTAAAGTACCTGTTTGCACTCCATCTTGTAACTCATAACCTGTTGCCATTATAAAAATCTCCCTAATACACTTAAACCAATTGTTTTTAAATTCATAAAACCATTTCTTTTTATTGTACTAAATAAGCTGTTTTGTGTTTGAGTACCAAACACCATAAGATTTTTTAAACTAACAATAATAATAGCACCGTTGTAGTTCTCTACTGTTATTTCTCGGTCTATACTTTCAACTTGTAAGTTTTTATATATCCTATCTCTAGTTACTAATTCACAAGGTAAGAAGTTCTCTTTAATTCTAATAATTTCATTAAAAACTTTAGAACTTTTATAGTTACCAGTTGCATTACCATCAATAAAATCAATAGCTTTTCTTTCTAGTATGCCTAAAATATCTTCTTCTAAGAATCCCCTTGTGCTAAAATCTTTTACTGTATTAATAGCTGTTTCAATTAAACCACCAGCATCGCCGACTATAATAGCAACCTGCACTCTATCTGGGTTTTTATATATTGAATCTGCTAAGTTAGCACCAAACTCAACAGGGTTATCAGTAATAGTATTACTTAAATTAAACTTTTGAGATTGGAAAGCACCTATATTTAATGATTTTGTCTTCCCATCTTCTTTATAATAAAGCTTTTTAAACTTATCTAGATTAAGCTTATCTTCTAAATATCCTGATGCACTAAATAAAGCCATTATAAACCACCCCTTGCTTCATTATAAACCCTTAACTCATTAGCTTCTTGTGCAGTTGCTACATTAATGTTTATATTGTTTCTGTTATTTACCACATTGCTAGTACTAGAGCTTGTATTACTTGTACTTGACTCAGTTGCTATATTATCCATGCCTATAGACTTAACATTCATACTTTCAGCAACTAAACCTCTATATGCCTGCCCAAAACCACTATTAAACAATCTCTCTTGAATAGATTTGCTTTCAACCTCTATTTCTGATGTTTTTTTAGGTCTATCAAACTGCGTAATAAAATCTAAAAAACCTATAACACCCTCTTTTGAAGACTTAGTTATTGATTTTGCTTGCTCGTTAACATTAACTTTTTTAGCTATATCTTCTCCAATACCAAGAAATGCAGTTAATACTTTTGCACTTTCTTCGCCAAGTGGCAATAAAAATCTATTTAGCTTATTAAAGGCTATAGAAAGCTCTCCAGTTGCTATGTTTAACTTCTTTTGACTGTCTATGGTATTCTCTAAAGCAATTGATTGTTCTTTAGCTATTTGTCTATTCTTAGTAAAAACATCATCTGCTTGTGTTAAAAGCTGTATTTGTGCATTACTTATACCAATCTTAGGACTTACAGTAACAAATGTTTCTAAATCCTTTTGTGCTGACTGTCTTAATGCTTGAATAAATTGCTCTGTATTCTTAATATCTTGAATATTAATTCCAAGCCTAGCAAAAGATTCCAAGTTACCTGTCCCAAAAGTTTGAAACTCTTTTATTTGACCTGCTAAACCCTCAACTAAACCAGAGCCCTCTTCTGCTGAAAATCCTAAAAGTTTAAATTCATTTTGTATTTGTCTAATAAATCCTACACTCTCAAGCGTTTTTGTTGATAGTGCGTTTAAATCTCTGTGTTGATTAGCAACTAGCTTAGAAGCACCGACTACACCAGCCAATGCTCCAGCTACTTTCGTTGTATTACTGAAAAAGCTACCCATCTGCTTGTTTACAGAGTTAAGATTTGATTGAATATCTAGGGTATAAAAGAACCCACCAGCGTTTTCTGCCATATTATTTCCTCTCTCTAGCTAAATAGCTTTTTATATTATTATATTTTTCATATTCTTGTAATGCTTCTTTCATATCGAATATAGTAACATTACCGTTGTTTAAATCTGCTAAGGAGCATAATCCATTAAATACTGCAAAGTACTTAAAACTATTAAACCCTTTGCTGATATAGTCAGGAATTACAGAGCGATTTCCTGCTCCTGAATAAAAACCAAAAACTGCTCGATAAATAACTGGCACGCTGTAAATGAGTAGCCTAACATTTTACCTTTAGAGTGCTCTTCAATTTCAGTTCCTTTTAACCATACATCTTTACCGTCAGTTTCAATTTCTACATCATCTTTTATGAACTGCCAAACCTTAGCAATATTAAACGATGCTCTATACTCATTAACTAAAGTCTGCACCTTAGATACAACTCCCAACTGCTCATCAAACTTTAATGGCAGTTGGTAGCTGATTTTCATATTTCCTTGTTCTTTAACTAATAAACTCATTTTCCTACCCTTTATTTATTAAGTTTCAATATATGTTCCAACTAGGATTCTATATGTTTTATAGTCAGGGTTTGCCTGAATATCATTGTCAGGAGTTTGGTCGAAATAACCATCTTCTGATAATAAGCCATAATCCATATTTCTATCTTTTAAACTTACAACCATACCAGTCGCAGAATCTGCAAAAATAAACTTACTTAGTTTTATATCAATTTCTGATAATGGAACTACCGTAAACTCAATAAATTTAGCTTTATTAGGGTTTTTAAATGTTTCGCTTGAACCATCTGTGCCGTACTTCTGATTAACTCTTGTAGTATCTACAAAGTTATGCTTTACTGCACTACCGTCAACTGTGAAGTTTGTAACCTGAATTGTTTCTGCTTGTGTTGAAGCTGTAACTGGTAAAGTTAAAACTAAGCTAACATCAACTGCTGTCTTTGCCATTTTTAGATTCTCCCGTTTAGTGTAATTGTAATTTTAGTTACTGAGAACTTAGGTAGAATATCAATAACAATACCTGTTAAATCTCCGTTAACTTTCTGTGTCGGTGTAGCATCTGCTAAATTAGGCATAATAACTTTAAAGCCATTAGGGAATAATTCGCCATCTGATGTTACTCCACCCTCTGCTAGAATATCTCCAGCTAAGAACTGTAAACATTTTCTGTTTAAAGTATCATCAATTAAGTCATAGCCTGGCTGGTCAAAGCCAATGATTGATGTATTCTTTAATAGCTCTGCTAATGAAACAGTTAGCTCATAACTCATATAATCAACAGCAATTTGGTCAATAAATGAATTACCATTAACATTTCTTGAATTTAAACCATACCAGTCATTATCTGCAATTGTTGTAGTTGCTGTATAGTAGTTATAATTCTTATCTTGTAACTTTGTTAAGTTACTATCAGTTAAGCCATTTACTAGAATACCACTTAGTGATTTTTTAGCTGGTTGATACTTACCTTGTGTTGATGTGTACTCAACGCCCGACATCTCGCCACAAACTGCACCAGTTAGATATTGATTATTACCACTTGGTTGCTGTGAGTAGTTACAGAATGTTTTCTCATAGTTTAATGCACCTAGTACACTTGAAATATCTGTTGTTACACCCGTATCATAAGCATCTGCACTTGTTTCTTCATGTGTTACCATGTACCAGTTATCAGCATAAGCTTCAACTTTTTCAGAAATAACTTGTTTTTGTGCTGTTGTAAAATTCTCATCTGATGTAATAAGTAAAAATCGTCTGTTTTAACTAACAGCTCATCTACTTTCTCGCCTAAATCTTCGCCACCTGCTGTAATATCTATTTTATATACATACATAAAAGGTGGTGTAGTACCATAAGCACCGTTTACAAAATATGACTTTGCAAATAATGTAGCTTCTGAATTACTACCTGTTCCGTCTGAAACTTCTGATAATGAACCATACTTAGTAAATCTATCATTTTCGTCTACAGGAACTGCATCAATAATAAATACTGTCTTACCAAAAGTTTTTCTTGTTAGAACTTCTGGCGAGATATTATTAATTTGAATCGTCTTTCTTATTGATTCCATTGTTTTTTCTCCTATTGTTTACTGTTTACTTCTAATTCGCCTCGTTTAACTAAGTATCCAGTTTCATTACTTTCTCTAGTTAAATTATAGTCTATTTTCATAGAAATAGCAAATCTGTCTTTATATTCTGCATTCTCAAGAAATGTTAAGTTTTGTATATCTTCATAACCCAATACCCCTAAATCATTTTGAATAATAATCTTCGTTATTATTTAAAACCTCTATCAGTCTTTCTGCGTTTAACTCTGAATCTTTACCATAAAAATTAATTATAACATCAATCCAATATCTTGACTTGTAAAAATATTTGTAACCGTCTATTTCGTTGCCCTCTAGGTACTTATCCCCCCTTTGAATAGGCTTTTTAGCTGTTTCTAAATATGTTATTAAAGGCTTATTAGATGTTTCTAGTGGGTTTTTATCATTACCATACACAAAAGCTTGATTAGCTTCTAATATATTCACTAGTGATTTATCAAAAATAGCATCTAAACTGTTAAATAAGTTATCATTTATCATTTTTCTACTACTATTCCTTTTATTGATTGACTTAACTGCCCTTTATCCACTAATGGCTTAGAACTACCTTTTCTTTTAATGGTTGCTTGTTTATTCTCTACCCAGTCCCCAGTTAAAAGATTATCTCTTGTATAATTTTCTAATGGTAATGCTAAATTAACTTCTAACAACTGCATTACATCTTGTTTAGAAACTTGCTCATTAGATATAGCTAAACTCTTAGACTTGTTTAAAGACCCTTTAATGTCTTTATGTATTCTTTGGCTGTAGTTGGTCTTAACAGTGCTTAAAAAGGGTCTAGCTGGTATATTTTGACTTAATACACCATAGTTATTTGCTATTGCGATCTCTTCTATCTGCTGTCCGTCTTCTGTCTGTCCCTTAGGTACACCATAAGCTATAGTAAAATCCCCAACTTGCGATAGTTTCGCTAAGTCTTCTTGTATTTTTTTAGCCATAACATTACCAAGCTGTTTTAGGTCATTAGTTCGATAGTTCGCCATTTATAAGCTCATCCTTGTTTAAGTATTTCAAGAAGTATCTATAAGCATAACCGTTGTTATTTTCTCTATCATACTCATCAACAACTTTATAATACTTATTTTTCCACTCTATAATATCAGTTGTATTATTAGAACCGTAAAAATCAAGCTTATTAGTTAAGTTTAACATAACATCTGCATCAACTGAATATTGCTGTCTTTGCATAGCTGTTAAAGGTCTAATAACCTTTTTTACTATCTCGCCATCTCTAGTATACGCCCTTTCAAGCTTACCTAAGTTATTAACAACTTCAACTTTAATTAAATACACCTTATCAGCTAAATCATTAAAGAATCTATCATTAACAAATTGGTCTATCATTCTATCCATTATACTATACCCATTCTTGGTTGACTATGTAAACAGTTTTTATAAAACTCTAGTATCTCAATGCCGTTAGGTAAAGTAGATAAATACTGCTCAAACGGTGTAGAAATATCAATACCAAGTCTTTCACTCTCAAAGCTAATAGACATGTCCCCAATTGATTTTGAACCTGCTGTTCTTGATAAAGCCTTAGGCTGTAATATAACATCATCGCCTGCTAATATAGCTTCTTTGTAGTCTTGGATATTGTAAGCCTCTAATGTGCCAACTAATAACTTAGTCATCATTAAACTACCAAACACAGGACTATCAAGAAAACACTTCATAGCTCCATTTTTAGGCATTGCCACAATTTCATCGTATAATTGAGATAGTATCCAATCAGGTACAAAATTATATAAATTATACCATATTTTATATACTTGCTCATTATCACTAGCATTAGTTATAACTTCTGTTTTCTTGTCTGCTATTAATGTAGCTAGCTCGCTTGCACTTAAAGAGTCTGAATTAAACATAAAATCATCTAAATATCTTGTGCTTGAATAATTAAGCCTTACATAGTTATCTGTATTATTTGCCATTTATTAACCCTTTATTTTGCTTTCTTAGCCTTTTTCTTTGGCTTAGGTTCTTCTACAACTTCTGCCTTAACTTCTTTAAATAATATTTGATAAAATATTTTAACTTCTGTGAACTGCTCATCTGTTAAGTCTAACATCTCGCCTTTTTTTACTTTAATATCGAACTTAGGAAAAGCTAAGTCTTTTAACGCTTTAAATTTCATATTAATTCTCCTGTTTATATAATATATCATTATAACACTTTATTAAAATATTATCAACACAACAAAAATAACAGTCATAAAGACTGCTATAATTATTTAATTCTTAACATATTTTTGCAATTTATGGATAAGATTATTATTTACAATATAATCATTTCTTGCCTCTAAAGCCTCTTTTTTGGTTTTGAAATATCCTATGACAATCCTTTTCCCATTTACAGATATTCTACTAGAGTATTTATTTATTTTTTCTACATATCCAATACCAGTATACCAGCTACTATTATCTTTTCTTTTTCTTTGGTTGCAGTTTTGAACTACTCTTGTTGCCCATCTGCAATTTTCAGGGCTGTAACCGTCATCGTTATTTATCCTATCGATAGAAAGATTATCATTGTATCCATTATTAATAGACCAATTGTAAAAATTTTGAAGACCTTTGTCGCATAACCATTCTTTACAAACTTTAATGCCTCTCTGACCATAGTTTTTATAATATTTCGAATTTTCTTTATTACACCTGATAATTATTTTTTTATATATATTATAAATTCTAGTATTAGATAAACCATGAGATGTTACAGATTTTTTTAACTGCTCTTTGTTATAACATCCACAACTTTTAATTCCTTTTCTTCTTAAATCACTTAAAGCTACATTTCTATAATTTCCACAATCACATAAACAATAAAACATTCTTGAAATACCACCAGATGGAGATAAATGCTCCTCAACTTCTCTGAATGGGGTTAATCTACCGTGTTTTATATTTATAATATCTTTTAAATTTATTTTTTTCATTTTTATACCTCGAATATAAAAAGAGCCTAGATTCGAGGTCTAGACTCATTTAAAATCACATCCTCGAAATGTGTTCTTATAATTAATTTATCACATATATATGATACAGTCAATAAAAAAGAGTAGCATAAGCTACTCTTAATTTATATAATATTAAATATTGTCAATTGCTGAAATAGCACCTGAGTTAACAACAATTAAACCAGTTGTTTGGAATACAGATTTTTTACTGTTTACATCAAACTTTTGATCTTCGTATACTGCTAATGGGTTTGGTAAACCATAGAATACGTTTTCCATTGATGAGTTCATTAAGATAGCTCTGTCAACACCTGCCGCACCTGCACCTTTTAGACCTGCATATGATACAATTTTAAGACCAAGCATTGTTTCTAGGTATTCTCTAATTGAACCTTTGAAGTAACCTGAGTTATCCATAAGTTGTCTTAGTAGACCGAATTGTTTAACTGGTAATACTAAAGTATCTGGAGTAAATACACCGTCGTTTAACTCGCCTGCTTCTTCCATTGATGCAATTTTAGTAGCTAAGTCTTTATAAATGCCGATTGATGTACCTGCATTCACTAGGTTTTGCCATGTATCAGTAGCTGATGTTACTGTATCGCCTGCAACTGTGTTTAGTGCAAATTTACCAACTGTTTCGTTTGCTGTGTCTGTACCATCAAAAATGATTTTATTCATTGTTTTTTCGTATGCCACATATAAAGCTCTTAGCATTCTTGAGTTAAGGTCTAAACCTTTAGCTAAAGCAACTGCGATTTCATATAATGAAACATCTTCTAAGTAAGCTGATAAGTATCTCTTAGTATAAGACTCTGAACCATGACTGTTAGAAACGATTGAGTTTGATGCACCTTTATCTGTGTTTAGAGTAAAGCCACCTTTATAGTCTACAAACTTGTAAACAACTGCTGAGTCTGTTGAGCCTTCGCCATCTGCTGAAATAACTTCTGTAAATGGTTGGTTAGCAATAGGTCTTTCAAAGATTCTATGAGAAACTTTAACTAGTTCATACTCAACATACGGCATGTTATCAGTAATAGTTCTGTCTTCATCTGAAACTTCAATACCTAGTTTAGATACAACTTCCATATCTTCAAATGTTAGAGGTCTTTTAGCAACTTCTAAACCTGAATCAATAATAGCTCTGTTTACACCTTTTGAAAGTGAAGCGATAAAGTTCTTTTGTGATTGATTTAAATTCATTTTATTCTACCCTTTATTTAAATTTAATTCTTGCTGTGATAACTGAATCAATTGACTCAACATCTTCAACAATAAATTTTTGTGTTTCTGCTGTAGCTTTTACAAGTAAACCTGCTGCAAATGCAACTTCGTCGCCTTTAACTAGAACTTCGCCTGCTTTAACTTTAACATCAACTAATGCCTGACCTAAAGCAACTGCTGGAATGTTTGTAGCATCGATTTCTTTATATGTACCATTAATTAGACCTAGGTTTGAACCTACTACAACGTGAGTTGCATTGTCTGTTGCTAATGTTGCAACGCCTGTAGCACTTACTGCGATACCTTGACCTGCTTCTAATGCTGGGTCAATATCCGTAACAGGCTCTACCATTGGCTTTGCGATTCCTGCTAATGGAGCATAAACACCTGCGTTTAATTTTTCTAATACGTTTGCACTGTTAAATAATGCCATTTTCTTATTCTCCTATTTATCTAAAAATACTAAATTGTTTTTTAGATGTGTTTTTGTTTTCTTCAGACTTTTCTTCTACTGCCTTACCAAAGTTCCAAGCATCTTTAAATTTAGATTGTGTCTTTGTTTTTAAAGCAACTGCGATTAATCCGTTTCTTTCTTCTGCCTCAACTGAATCTAAATCAAACATTTCTTTTAATTTAGCGTCAACCATTTCACAAGGTAGGTTATCAAGTAGCTCTTTAGCTTCCATTAAACCTGCATCAACGAATTTCATAGCTGTTTTATAGTGAGCAATAGCAATGTCCTTGCCTTTGTCTAAACCATCAGCTGTAGCCTGTTTTAATTGTTCATTTAAAGAATCTTGAGCTTCAACATCAGACTCTTCTTCTGCTTCTTTCTCTTCTTCTTTTACTTCTTCGTCAGCAACTTTCATCGCCTCTTGCTTTTCAGATATAGACTTTACCATATCCTCAAGCTTGCTCATTCTGCTGTTAATCATTTCAACATCAGAAAGTGCAAATTCTTTTTTTGATTCTTCTTTCATTTTTAAAAGCTCCTCAATCAAATATTCTTTTTCTGTTAAACCATCTGTTATTGAGCATATATTACCACACCTACCCTTGTTTTCTAATAACGCCAAATGATTAACACCTGTAACATTCATTTCAAAATCATAGTCTTTATCTTCTACTTTAGTAATTTCAGCTAATGAACCTAATGATACTTCACGACCTTTATTTAAAAGCTCTCTAACATCATCATTCATTGAAACAATATGTCCACATACCACATTAACGCCGTCAACGACATTAGTGTAACAATTACCGACACCACCTTTTTTAAAACTCTTATCATTCTTTAAATCTAAAAAGCTTTTAGGGTGCTCAATTGTGATTGGTAACACACCAAGTTTATTAATATCATCTGCAATCTTTAAAACAGACTCTGTCGTTCTTTTAACATTATAAATAGTGTTATCTCCTGCGATACCTAACTCACTACCTAAATAGCGATAAATACCATCACGAGCTAAAACAACCTGTTTTGTTTCTAAATTAATTTCAGCTTTATCTTGAATATACATTAGTTTCTTACCTTTCTTTAATAATTATATATTTTTTATTTAACTTTGTCAAACTACTCTGGAATAACCCACTTTAAGCTACACCTACAATTTATTGGTAAAGCTGGTTGTGTAAACTCTCCGTCTATTTTTAATCCCTGCTCTATCTTAAATTGTTTACCGTTTGCTTTTTTATGGCTTTGTCTTGTTCTACTATCTCCAACTGCAATCCACTCGCCGTCTTCTATACCCAAATCATCAGCTCGCTTTTTATTCATTGTACCAACAAAAGTACCTGTTTCATTTCTAGCTATTGTTTTAGCCTTTCTTGTATCAACTGGTATTCTCTCTTTTATCTGCTTAACTAGATTAGTATATGAACCACCTTGCAAATAATTAGTTCTTATTTCATCTTTTAGCCAAAGTGATATATCTTCGCCATACTTAGTAATATAATCTGTTGTATTGTCTTGTAAGAACTTAAGCATTGTTTTATCGCCATAGTAATATTGCTGTAAATCAACTGCAAAATTGGCTTGGTTTACTGACAGCTCTAAAGCTTTGTTATAATAACTATACATCTGCTTGTGTGATACTGCCGAGATACCACCTGCCTTATTAATTACTTTATCAACCTTTTTATCAAAGTCGCTTATTTGACTTTCTTTTGTTTCGGCATCAGAAAAGGCTTTTAAATCAATATCATCATTGAATACTTTATATATAGCCTTTCTGTAAGCATTAAGCATTTTATACAGCTTAATTTCAAGCATATCAGGATGTTTAGGTGCGTTTACCTTAACCGTCATTCTCTAAATCCTCATTAAACTCGTTAATGTCTTGTTTTTTGCGTTCGTACTCTTCTGCTGAAATAACATCTCTTTGATATAGATAATCTAAAGACTCTAAAGATTGTACATTTTGTAAGTTTAAAGCATTGCTTATTTCAATTTGTTGTACTTCTGCTTCTTCTGCTCTACTCATCATAATAGGGTTGTTAAATTCAAAATCAACATCTACTTCTTCGCCAAAGAATTTAAAAGCTTCTATTTTCATCATCTCTTTAATAGGTGCATATAATCTATGTTGATAGCGTTTAATGTTTTCAGCGTTCATAGCCTTGTCGCTCTCTCCTGTCGCATTAAAGCCTTTAGGACTAGCTCCTAGGATAGATGAAGCACTATAACCAAACAAACCACATAAGAACTGAACTGCTGCGTTTAAAATATCATCATATTTAGATAAATCAAACTCAATAGTTGTTACTTCTTCGCTTGTATCAATGTTTACCATAGCTGTAGAGTTTAAACCCTCATTAATCAGCTTTAAGTTAGAGTAGAATTGTACTAGCTTATCTCTATCTGCTGATTGCATAGTGTCAAAATTACCCTTAACCTTAATAGCTAAAGCACCGTTTCTAAATGTACAGTTAGCTAAACTATCAAGAATAACCATAGCAAGCTTAATTAACACTAGCTTACTTTCAATAATACCCATGCCTTGGTATTTATACTGCTCTAGTTTTGAGTATGGAACTGGTAAGTTAGTAAAGTTTACTGCAAAAGACTTATCAACTGAGCCTAGTGTTCCGATATTCCAATACTTAGCACCTGAAATAATAGTACCAAATTTCATGTTTGGCGTACCTTGATACTGTGAGTAAGGAATATATACAATTTCTGTATCTTTAGAATACTCATAATCTTCCATAGGGTTTTGTGTTAAGTCATACTTAGCATTTAACGAACCACCATAAACTATTAAATCAAATGTATTCTTTTTTAAATTCTCTTGTTGTTGTTCCCAAAAGTAATTGTAAAACTCATCTGTTTGGTTTTCTTTACCTTTAGGCAGAATAACATTCAAGTCATTCTTGTAAATATCCTCTATAGTTCTTGTTATACATTCGTTTACAAATGGATTAGCAAGGTAGATGTTCTCCATCTCCTGTGTGCTTACTCTACGACTGCTAGCAAAAAACACATTGTCTGCATTTACTACATTTTTAGTGTCAAAGTTATTCCTTACACTATTGGCTCTTTCAGAAAGCCCAAAATAGCTATCAGCGACAGCCATTACTCTTTTATCTATAAATTTCTTTAACATTTAAAAACCCATTCCTCGTCTAATATCTAATGCCTTAGCATAGTCTACTTTTTTATGTTTATAATATTTTGCAAATAAGTTTATCCCATCTATAAAAGTATCTACAAAGTCATCGTTTGCAGAAGCTGGGAAGTTTAGTAGTTCGCTTTTAATTTCTTTTAAACAACTTATCTTATTACTTATTATAACATTTTTACTGTCTTTGTCAATCCAACCCATACAATCCCTAGCTCGTTCAGTTTTATTAACAAGCCTTTTCATATGCTCCTTAATATCCTCTTCACTTGGAATCTTAACATTGTTTGAATACTTTCTTAATGCTTGAATAATTGTTTGACCCGATGCCTTAGGCTCAATCCAAGTATAATCTTGCTTGTAGCCTTTATATTTAGAGCATATATCATCAATCTTTTTAGGTAAATCAATACTCTCTATCTTTTCTCTTGCAACATCAATTAAATATAACTTATCTGCTTTTATACCGTATGTACTAACTACACTATAGTCATTAACCTTTTTATCTGAAAAAGCAGTATCTCCAACAAAGTATATATATTGAAATTCGTTTAATGCTGGAATATCCCAAGACCAATCAAACCACTCTTCTTTAAATTCATTACCACCACTTACAATAGGCTCTTGTTGATACTGTGCTTGAAAGTCAAACTCTGACCTTTGAATTAGCTTTATACGCTTTTCATCGTACTGACTAGGTAGCTGACAAACCCCATCAATAAATAAAGGTGCTTTTACAGTTTTAAAGTCGTACTCATCTTCTAAATGACTTGTCATGTCCCCTAAACATATTCTTTGCTGTACATTTAACATAGGTGCTTTAGGGTTGTTAGCTCTTGAAGCTAAAACACTAGAGAAATAATCATTAGTTTTTTGTCTTAATAGTTCGGAGTTTTTAATATCTTGAATTTTTTGTATATCATCCATTAAAAGCATGCCTGAAAACTTTTCAGAATTACGCACACCAAAACCTAGACCTGTAATTGTTGAACCTACGGGCTGTAAGTGTATTTTACTATCTGCAATAGTTATTAGCTTAGCACTTGCAATCTTTTTATCCTTTTTATACTCTTCTGAATGCCTTTGATATACTTCAAGCCAATCACTAGGGATATTAGCATCAATGTCTTTTGAATAACTATCTAATTGATACATTTCTTTAAATAAAGGATTATCAAATATTTTCATTAACCCTATGTTTACATCTCCTAAAACTGCAACAGAGAATGATGTGTATATAAATTCACACTTAGGGTTGTTTACTATGCAATAAGCTATAAAATAGTAAGAGTCTAGCGTTTTACCTGCACGAGGAGCTAAATTTAAATTAGTATACCTATACTCATCGTTCTGCTCGTATATATGCTGAAATGTTTCAAATATATTATCATGGTAAGGCTCTCTAATAAAATCAACGCCCTCTACTATCTTAAAGAAGTAACGCATCCATACCTCGAACGGCATAGATTTGATAAAGTGTCCGAATTTTACTGCTTTATTTTCCATATAACCTACCTATTATTTATTAATAGTTTATTATAACACTATACTTTAGAATAAGCAAGACACCGTATAAGACAAGAGCCATAATACAGTAGATGATAAAACACAAAGAAGAAAGATTAATTTGTTTTTATATATAACGGGTGCTTAGTAAAATCTATTTATCAGAAACTATTTGCTCAATGAGTAGGCTAGCCATACCTAAGAAACTTGTCTAATTTATTCTGTTTACAGTTGCTTACACCCAAAACAACCAACACTACGGCGTCTTGAATTAATAGTAGATACATTAGTTTTTATTTATGCCAGATACTAACTCACAAACTGGTTGCTTAGTTTTACTGCTCCTCACAAAGTAAACTATACAATTAAACTTAGAATATAGACAAAAAATAGCTCCCGACAAATTAATGTAAGGAGCGTCAAGAGCTATTCTTATAAATACAACTAACAAAGCTCCCTACTTCAATGTCTTTATATTCATACTAACAATATAATACATTTTTAAGTGCTTGTCAAGTGGTTATTTTAATAATTCTGGATTTTCGTGAATATTACCTATAATCATTGTTGATGATAGCATTTCAGTCCATAAAACAGAACCGTGATATTTATTTGTCGCCTCATAACCATTATATCCCCCTCTATGATGCCACTCTACAGTATAATAAACATCTTCATATTCCACTATATCTCCATCATAAATAGGCTTACCTTTAATATCTTTTAAACCTACACACTGCTCTATAATGTAATCCTTACATTCAGACTTCCAAAGTTCATCCCGATAAGCTGACTCTACTTGCCATAAAAGACCCTCGTCATCTATAACATAATTACATATTGAGTATTGTGTTTTTCCCCTATCCCAAACTCTAAATTTAAACCTATCTTTCATCTTTTATCCCCTTACCTGTTTAAATTTTCTATACAAAGTTATTGAATCTTCACAAATATCCCAAACAGTCCATGCTATCCCATTATAGCTAGCACAATCACCAATATCTATAAATTCATCAAATTCTAACCTGTCTATTGTTAAATACTCCCCATCTGGAAGATTATCTTTTACTTCTATGTATTTATTATTAATATAAAACCCATTGTTATATTTAACATCTTTTAAAAGAGTTTCTAGGCATATATCTACACTTGTTAATTTTTTACCCATTTATATTCTCCTTTTATTAAGTTATACCTTATTATATTATAGTTAATAGCACAATTCAACACTAAAATAAACTAATATTTAACATTATATATTTATCAGTTAGTTAGTTAACTTCTTACAGTACAAAAACATAATAAAAAAGACACCTACCGTCGTAAGTGTCTAAATTTACTTATAAGCGAACATTCTTTTGTATATACATTTTTACTTATAAGTATAGGGAATTGAACCCTCCCCGAAACCTCTGACTATGCATTCATCGCTACATAGGTGGAGTTGAACCACTGGGTGCTTACCTAAGCCTAGATACTATTATAATATAAGCTTACAACTTTGTCAATATGATAACATATATTAAATACCTTTAAAGTGATTTCCATAACATGCCTAATCCAAATACTATTAACATAAGAGGTATTGTATACTCATTAAACATTTATAAAACTTTCTTTATTAAATAAATAAACTAATTAACCCATAAAAACCATACATAACCGAGCTTAAAACCATAATAACCATGCCTGACATTAAAGATTTAATAGATATGTTATCATCTTTTTCTGTAATCATAAAATATACCATAATCATGACACTTAATAAAGAAATAACACATCCAAATATAATTAAGCTCATAAAAACTTTAGATATTAAAGATGGTTCATAATATACAGCTGTTGCACAGCAATTGTTATTCATACTACTTCCAAGCATCATTCCCATCGCGTAATTCATTAATCAATCCTTTATATATTACTTAACTTTTATCTTAGAGCCGTCACTTAGCTTGATATAACCACTTTTAGTAACTGTTGCTATCATACTGTCTAAAACTGTTATGTTTCTCTCTACTGTTGCTATATTCTGCTCTAGTGCTAGCTTTTCATAACAATGTGTTTCAGTCTTTAGCATATCTTGTAGCTTGCTTAGCTCGTGCTTATTGTCTTTTAGCTTTGTTTTTAAATCTTCTAGCTTCATGTTTTTAATCCTTTGATACTGTTGTTTTACTCATTACCATTTTATAACCTGAACCATCATCTAGCATGAAGTGCCTTTCAGTTGTTACAGTTGTATTCTTTGAAGTAGTGTTTTCTGTTTTAGTCTTTCTTACTTCAATGCCTGATAGAGTTTCTTTATTACCGTTATTATCTGTAATAACTATGTTTATTTTATTTTCCATTGATACCCCTTAATATAATATCGCTAAATTCTTCTTTATCTTCTTTGGTTAGCTCTACATTAGCGTTTACCAAGCCACCTGTTATCTCTTTCTTTTCAGTAAAGTTATATAACTCTGATACCTTACCTTTTAACTCTGTTGCCTTTAAAGCTGTGCTAATAGATGTTGGGCTATTCTCTAACATATCAATAGCTCTTTTCTTTACATCTTCTAACTCTTTCATATGAGCTTTATAGTCGTAAACACTAGCCTCTAGTAGTGCTTTTCTCTTTTCAGCTTTCATTTCATCTATTCTAGCCAATATGTTGACATTACTCATTAGCTCACTAGCTTTTCTATTAACACTCTCTGGTTTATAGTTTTCTGTATTGTAACTATTCCTATAAGCATCACTATAAGTCATATCATGATATGCAACATTTTCACAAAATTTATTTTGCATTGGCGTTAATGTTACTTTGCTTTTACCTGTCATATCCTACCTACTCCTTTATCCTTTTAATAATCTTTTAATAAACTTACCGATAATAACTGTATTCCATAGTTTATACCTAATATCAACACCTGTTAAGTGTTCTAACCACTTCATCTTACTATTAAAGTTAGCTTTTGATTGCATTTCTGAATACATAGCTAATACTTGTTTTTGTGTAACAACTATTTTAATTAAAGACTTGTCGTTTTTTCTAATAGCAATAGTATTACATCTTTTACCATTCTTATTATAGTAGTCTACTAATTGAATTTCTTTTTTATTAATATGACTAACTATACCAACTGCTTTATCTTTAAATTTAATAAAATCGCCTACTTTAAATTCTTTCATATCCTTACTCCCATATTATAGCATATTTGTATTTATTTTGCTAATCTTATAATCTTACATTCAATATATCATAGCCTTTTGATAAAATATATTGCTTTTCTTCTTCTGTTGTTTTATCTACATCTTTTGCCAACTCTAAATTAGTTGAAAAATTAAACTCACTATCTGAAAATTGTACATCTATCAAGAATACAGGTCTAGTTAAATGAAACATTGAAAAAACTCTTTTATACTTATTCATCACTTTTTACCTTTCTTTTAACTAAAATTACTGTTTGTTGATATATCATAATTACCATCACTTATAGCATATTCAGTATACCTTTTACCTTTTATCTGAAATATAGTATTTATAAATTCACTAGCTGGTATATTTTCACCATATTCATCGTATAAATGCCCGTCGTGTTTTTTTACAAATTCAACCCACTCTTTATATGTTTTTAAATAACAATCAAATAGAAAATTCCAACCACAACTTGATTTTCCTTTATGTATTTCTTTTATTTCTTCTGGTCTACCACAGCACTTACAAGTGTTTATATCTTCTTTATAATAATAATTAGTTCCCATTACTTTTTACCTTTATTTAAACTCATATATACACCAACTGCACCAATTGCAATTAAGCTTACTATATATTTAAATCTATAAATAACTACTGCACCTATTAAAGCACATACTAGTAATACAATTTGTAGCCATTGTGGGGCTTGTGTTATTAGTTCTAGCATTGTTTTTTCATCTCCTTTTAGAATGGTATAGGATATTTTCTATCCATCTCTTTTTTAGATTTCTTTTGTTTTTTTAATAATTTTTTATATAAAGCATATTGTTTGTTAGACATACCACCATTTGTGCAATGTGGGCATTCACGAGAAGGGATATTATACTCATCTAACCAAACACCTAGCCCACCACAAGATAAACATTCTATCTTACTCATTTCTACTCTCCTCTGCTTGTTTTATTAAGTCGCTGTAAAAATTTTTAAATAAAGCATTTTCACTTTTTATTGCTGAACTTAAAATTTTGATAGCATAGCTTGTTTCTAAATTTACAAACTCAAACTCTATTGTAATATAATCTACACCATCAGCTTCTAAAGTCTTTATGCATAACTGCATATTAGCCCTTTGAAATATAGGCGTATACCCGTGTTTTTGGCAATGATAATACCATTTATATTTTATTGCATCAATATCTGTTATCTCACTCATCTCTATTTCTCCTGTGCTTGTTTGATTAGGTTTGTTTCTCTTAAAACTACATCTAAGAAATGACTTTCGTGATTATCCCAGTCCCACTCACTATCAATTTCTATATTTAATCTACTATTATCAGTAAATATAATATTTAATTCACCACCATAACCATCTATTGATTGTACAACTTTACCCTTACACTTTTCAAAATATATTTCATTCTTATCATCTATTTTACTCATCTCTATTCCTCCATGTTTTTGTATTTTTTTATAAGCTCAATTATTTTTTCAAATACATCTATATCTAAATCAAAGAACCCACCGTTAGCCGTCATAGTTAATCTGTTCATATTAAATTCAATTTCTTCACTAGTAATGCCAAATTGTCTAATAGTTATAATATTATCTTTAGTATCTAATAAATCAAATCTAAAATAAGATAACTCTTGCTTTAACCATTCTTGTCTAGTCATTGTCTTTATCCAATCTTCTTTTGTATTCTTCTTGAATTTGGGTTATATCATACTTCATACCACTACTAGCTGACATATTATTAATGTTAAAATATCCGTTACTACCAACTATTTTTAAATATAACCCTATACCATAATAACCTTGTACTTTAAGTTCCTTTTTTAACCAATCTTTTGCTGTTTGTTTATTCATCTTCTTGCTCCATTTGTTTGTTAATTAATCTTGTTAAACGCTCTAAATCGTGACTGTCGATATAACCACCATTAAAGCTAACACTTTCTATTTTATCAACTCCGTAAATCCTAATAGTATAATCTTTGTAGATATGTTTAAATTCATTTATATTAGGGTTATCATGCTCTTGTACAAAATCAATAGTTTTTAAATCTTTAAATATAATCGCTTTCGCATTTCATTAGTTTTTCGTAGAAGTCTGTGAATAGTTTATATGTTTCCTTTGGCTCATCTAAATCTAAACTAATATGGTCTATACCCTTATTTTCTATAGATATATCAAAACTATCTTCTTTAAACCATAAATTAAATTCACTACTTAGTTTTTCATATTTATTACCGAAAGCCACTAAAAGACAGTAATTTCTATGATAAGATTCTAATCTGCCAGCATACCCATACTCCTTACAATGAGCCTCACAGTCTTTTTTCATTTGCTCTATATTAGTCATTGCCTTGCTCCATCTCTTCTCGTTCTACACTATGATTAATTTTATATTTATCGCATATATAAGCTAACAACTCACAAGTTCTATCGAGTTTATTCTCCATATCTCTTTTACCTTGATATGGGATATAAGTAAAATCGAAATTATGTGTCATCGCAAATATTCCATTATCTTCCTTTGCAGTTATCGGTGCATTGCTAGTATATTTTATCAAATCTCCACTTATAACAAGCTGTGTTAGAATTTCATAAACTCTTTTTTCTTCTGCATTTTTAACATTATCTCTAAAATCTTTTTGCATTTTTTCAATTATATTCATTATTCTATCTCCTATTTAAGTTGTCTAGTGGCTCATTATATCCCATTTGTAGTAATATAAAAGCCAGTCTTCTTTTTACATCGTGCCTTACATTAGTAAATGTACGCTTAGTGTATCTTTTATTTAAAGCTCCTTGATGTATATGTTTAGGCTTGTAGTCTGTTATACCCTCAAACTCAAAACAAAAGTACATATCATCTTGCTTTTGGTTCTCAAACACAATTACCCATCTACTAAATGTTTTATGCTTGTATATGCTTAGTGGATAATCTTTGTTAAATACTTTCATTTTACTATCTCCTTTTAAGTTATATGTATATCTTAGCATCTTATAGTTAATAATGCAAGTATATTGACTGACTTTTTTTAATTATTTAACTAAAGTGTTGTAAAATATAGACTTTTTAAAATAAATATAAAAATATTAATATTGACTATTGACACTCTTATTTATAACTGTTATAGTTAATACATAACTTAATAAAGGAGATTAAAAAATGCAAAAATTACCTAAATTATCAAGAAATGACTTAGTAACTTTCAGAAAAGGTTACAATCATAGAGTTGTGTCAGTTGTTGAAAATGGCTTTACTGGTTATTCTAGTTATTTTTATTACAAAGATGGAACTAATATAAGCACAGGGGAAACTAATGAATATGATATTATTAAAATTGCAAGGGGTGATATAGTAATATTTGAAGAGGGAGAACAAAATGACTAAGCTAACAATGTTAAAAATCGGTGGTAATATATTCAGTATTAAATTTATAGGCTTATTAGCTTGTGCATTCTTAATATATAAGATTGAAAAGATAGATGAAGAAATTATTACAGTACAAGAGCAGTTAATTGATATTCATTATAAAATAGAAAGGTAAAATATGAAAGAACTACTAAACAGATACTTTAAACTAGAACAAGCAGGTAAAATTAAACCTGTAGATGTATATAAAACGCTAGGTTATAAAGACCATGTAATGTTTTATTACGTTAGAACTGGTCAAAGAGGTATGAGTAAGAAAAAGCAAACACAATTTGCAAAACTATTAAAAATATACGAGGAGATGTAAGATGAAGTTACAAGATGTACAATCAAATTTAAAATAAATATAAATACCTATTGACCTTTTATCATACCTATTATATAATGTAAACAAGGAGGATAAATAATGAAAAATTTTGATTATAAAAATTACATATTAAATAATTTTAAATATATTAATGGCTCTCTTGTGAGGAGTGATAGAAAAAATAGTTTAGGGTCTAAGGACAAAGACGGGTATATTATTTTAAAAATAAAAGGTAAACAGTTTAAATATCATAGAGTTGTGTGGCTTGTTGTAACAGGAGATT